TCGGTGGCGGAGTCACTTCGAAGGTAGACGCTGAGCGCGCAAGGAGTGAAACCGGGTATCGCTAGTGTCTGGGTTAGCGTCAAGGCACCCAGCGAGCTGTTTTCCACTTGGGTCGCACGTGTCGTGTTGTAAGGGTCCGTAATTCCTGGAGTCAAAGAAAGAAGACTGCTGGCCTGCCACACGGGCTGAGTAAAGTCCTCGCTATATGCGAACAAATTGCCTGCCGGGTCCAGGAAAAGAAAAGGCTGAAGCGGGCCTTCACAGAGTTCGTAAAACGATGTGAGACTTGCCGCTTCCGTGTCCGTGAGTCCGCCGAAACGGAGGTCCCATTTTATTTGGCTTGCCGTTTGGTCCCAGAGGGCGATCACCGAGCCGTCCTGACTAAGATTGAGGATCGCCCGCTCCGATCGACGCCTCCGAATCGGGTATTGAGCAGTTGCCCCGGTCGCGAGTTGTGGAAATACAAGCATTTATTAGGTCCTGTTCTCCCGAATTACAATAGTCGTCTTTCCAGATAAAGCGGCGGTGAAAATCAAGGCGAGCTCGCTATTAGACACGGAGCAGTTCGGATACACCGTGGTAGTTGAAGGATCGGTAAATGCAAAAGACTCCGCAGGCCCCTCATTTCCAAGGAAGAATTGCTCGATGGATGCCATTTCTTGTTCGTCAAGTTTGGCTAGATCAATCTCCCATTGGTGCAACACGGAGGGAGAATTGCGAAACCGTTGTTCGGATCCGTCCAGGAACCAGACAATGTCGGCCGTGTAGTTAAACGTGGTTTTGAGAGGATATTGCGCTACCGCGCCGGTCTTGAGAATTGGGAAGGCGGCCATATTCAACTCCTAACTAACTGTTCTATTACGCAGTGCATAAGCTCTTTCTTCCTCGGCGATCTCGGCGTCCAGTGTCAGGAAGCCGTCCACTTCTTTCGCGCTGCGAGACTCCACCGGACTTCCGCCGAACTTCTTCCACACAAGATAGCTCTCAATAATTCCCAGGCTGTCGGCACTGATGTAAGGCTTAGGGCACTCTTCGAGCAGAAGGTCGCCTTGAGCCCACACGGGTCTATGTGGAAGCAAACCTTCCGGCCGCAGGAATCCACAGTTTCTCTTGATCTCCAAGCCGCATCTCCGGCATTCGTCGCAGTTCCACGCGGCTTGTCCCTTGCGATGAAATCGGAATGCGACTCTTAGTTTTTTGCTTCGGGCCCCGAGAGACGGCAGGCGGCTTTCACATGCCCCAACGCCTCGAGGAAAAGTTCTTCCGGACCAGCCAGCAGCAAAGACAGAGGACCCGCCGTTTGGCCGTCGATCTCCAGCCCGTGCACTTCCTTCAATCCCCACTCAATGTAAAGCCGGTCGATCTCCGCTGACAAAAGTCCGGCCTCAATTTCATCGGACTTCCCAGCGCCCGCATGGAAGCACTCCCACCGAGGCGCAAGTCCCCGAATCAGCCGCATTAGCTCCACCCGCCGGCCGAACGACATTCGGTTGACAACAAACTGGACACCCGGGGAGCACTTAGACTCCCTGACCTCAAAGCTCTCGTAGGTCATGGCTATCCAAATGCGACCGCGAGCTCATCATCGCCTTGCCCTTGCGCCTGCGAACCTTTAAACTGCCATATCAATCGCGAGTCTTTATCGCTATATTGAGGCACTTCAGGCACTACACTCTTCATGTACACGCCAAACAGCTGGCCGGCCGTCTGTCCCATTTGAAATCCCGCTATGATGGGCGCTCGCTGTCGCGACGCCTGATAGAGTGCCACGGTAGCGGAATCGTCTTGGGCGTAAATCTCCATGTCCAGCAAGACAGTTCGCGCGCCCGGATTGATTGCCCTGGGCAGGATGCTTCCAAACTCCTCCGTACGCATATCAAGCGCGTTACTTAAGCTCACGTTCGCACTCGTTAGCGTCAAAAACTGAGAGGCGGACGCTCCTAACCACGCTTGTCCCAGGTGTCCGGGAACGATCGTAGTGGGGGGGGCGCCGAGGGCTGGTTCGGCTGGATATGCGGTGAGCTCCCCGGAACCCGCTGTGAAACTGCTGGAGTCGAGCACGTCCTGGGCCATCCCTTTAAACTGAAACTGTTGATAGTTCGCGTTAACCGACACCATCATCTGATTTACGGCGCAGCCGCAGAGTAGCCTTTGCACGGAGGTTGAAGGATCCCAATAGTCGAAGATGCTGACGCTTGGAAGTTCAGTAGTCGGAAGGAACGTTACAGTCTGACCTACCGGGCCATTTGGAATAGCGGAGAAAGGAGCGTTGACCATTACAGCCGTCGTGTTTTCCACGCTTGAAACGAACCGCATCTCACCCTGATATGTGATCGCCTGCCCAACTACCAGCCCGTGGGGGCTCGCGAACGTGACATAGGAAGTGGTTGACGACGCGGTCGCAGTTCCTCCCGCGAAATACAGCGGACTCGCACCAAGAGTCGCTTGAAACAAAGGTCCGTATCCTGGCATTGAACCAGTGGTCCACGAGGTCATGTAAGTCGTGAGGTCGAACTGGGTCTGCTTACGCATGCTGGCCAGCGCCCCGGAAAATGTTCGAGTCCCGGTCTTATCCTGACGAGCCGGCGTTTCGATCTTCTGTTGCGCGGTCATCGACACAGCCGGAAAACGGTTCGCCGCAACAACTCCGGGAACCTGACCGTAGGAAGCCTCAAGCTGGCAGTACCAGCGGTTGTTATTTGAAGATATGTATGCCACGTTTCACCTGATCTGCAATATTGGAATGTGCTGTTTGCTCAGACAATTAAATCGACGCTCAGGACGATACGTCCTGTTTGTATAAAGTTCTTACCGCCATGTTTTACCGGCCCAAAGGTGACCACGTACCCGCCGGGATAGAACATTCCGTTTCCCCAGTCGCCCCGTGATGCGTCCAAGATCTGACAGACGGCGGAGACATAAGTCTCCAGCGCCGCCTGAATGGTCTCTAATTGGTCTTGCGACTGTCGCACTTCGATTACGGTCTCCGCGGATCCGGAGAAAGTTCGGAACTTCTCCTTCAAGGTGTTACTCAGCTTTTCGCAAAAGATGGTAACCGTCGGATAGCTCAGGATAAGACTTTTCTCGTTCAGATCGGCGGAGGCGTTTCCCGTAACGACGGAGCCAAGCGCAACCGGGGCGACCGGTGAAAGGGTTGCGACGATGGTATTGAGTTGAATGTCTCCATTTGAAGGCGCGGTAAGAATGCTGCTGAGAGTGGATGCGACCGTGCTAGCAAGATTCATTTTTAGCCTCGCATGATCCTTCGCGGTAAATCCCTCGTGACATTTGGTGACTGCCCGGTACCGGGCGCGACGCCGCCGGCCACTCCGGGAAGAATAAATTGCCAAGTCGACCCAATCGCATTCGGCGTGCTGTTTTGCAGGGACAGCGTGCCGGGCGAGGTACCCCCGTACAAGTTCCATCCCACTGCATTCGACGGCGCTGTTGCCGCTTCCACGACCGCGGCGGTCCCCTGCGGCGCAGTGCTCTCGACGACGACGGAGGGGGAACTCTCCTCACCCTCAGTGTTTACGAACGTGACCGTGAAATACGCCGTACCACCCGGCAGAGATGCTGCCTCAAACGTGATCACGGGGGCGGCGGCCTGGGGCAGAGGATCTATCACCAACCCGGCGCCCGTATCAATGAACGAGGTTCGAGCCAGCAACCCAAGACGTTGAAATTCGGCCCACTTGCCTTGATATCGATCATTTAACTGGTTGAAATAAGCGTCGCGATAGACCAGGTCGAGCGAGCGATACGTGTGCCAGAGTTTGAGAGCGGGCGTAACGGCCGTATGATCCGTGTCGAGAGGGGCTTCCCCAAGGACCGGCGCATAGATGGACGCCTCGCGGCCGTAGATTGTCGTGAGTTCGATTTGAAGCTCGCTATAAGCGAGGGAGAGCTTGTTCGTGACGTTTATGCCTTCAGTGCCGGCAACCGAAAGCAGGAACGAGTCCTGCTCAACGAGATCGTCGATCGCGGAAGGCGGTCCGTCCTGGAATAGAGCCATTTGATTTAGTCCTTAGGTCCCCGCGCCGGCTTTGGCCGGCTATCAATCGGTTGCACCAAAGTGAATTGCATCCTTTGGGCCGCTGCCAGAGCCTGAGCCGCCCGCAACGCTTCGGCCTGCTTTTCCCGAAACAATTCTGACTCCGCCTCCGTCGCGAGCCGGCCGCGGCTCTCGGCGATGATTCGCGCAGCCAGTCTCCTCGAGACCTCCGTGAAGGTCCCTTCCTTTCCGCCCTCCGGGGTCTCCAGGCTCGCAATCAACACGTAAGGCGCCGGAATTGTAGCCTCGACGTCCCGGATTTTCTTGAAATAACCTTTTAAGTCCATACCACGTCCTTAGAAAAAGATTCAGGGCAACCACGTTGCGTAGTTGCCCTGTTAAGTTGCCCTGTTAAGCTGCCCTGTGAAGCTGCCTTGTGAAGCTCTCGGTTCCTAGCTATTTACCTGTACGCCGAAGTTGTTCCGAAGAACCGCACAACCATAGAGCACATCCACTGTGAACTGCTGCGCCAGGGTGTTCGGCTGATAGCTCATCGTGACGCGCATCCCGAAATTCCCCAAGTCCGCGTACTCCGCAATCGCGCCTGTACCGGGCAACGGTTGAGGCAGCCGGCGAATTACCAAACCAAGCGCGTTCTTCGTAAAGGCAAGGTTATGAGTCGCCAGCGGCGCACTCCCCGTATAGGGCACGTACTGTGACCTGAATACGAAGAAGTCCTTCAGCTTCCCGAACGTGCCGTCGATGATCGCTCTCAGCCCAGCTTCTCCGGCGGTCTGATACTCACTGAAGCGCGAGATCTGGCGCATCTGAGAGTAAGTATTCGGGTCAACGACCAAATACTTCGCTTCACTCGCCGGCACCATTGCGGCAAAGAGCGCTGTTTCCGCAGCGTCAATCGTCGCCTCCGTGATTGGAGTGCCTGACGTTCCCAGCGGCGCGTTGGCCGTGAAGCCAGCGTATGTATTCAAAAGGCTCGTCTCGATGCTCTCCGCGATAGCGATAACCGCGGGTTCCATGTAGACCTTTAGCAGGTCCGGCACGGCCAGAACACGAGTCACATCCGGAATCTGAAACGTCGCTTC